AATTGGACCTTCTGAAATCTATGTCGTTTGGGAAGGTCAAGGATCTGCAAAAAAGCGTCATCTTTTTAGAGAATACAAGAAGAATAAAAAGCCAAAGCGACTCAATAGATACTATGACGATATACCTGATTCACTCTCAAACCAAACTAATCAAGTAAGTGTTATAGTAGCAGCATTAAGGCATACGCCTGTAAGACAGTTATATGTTGAAGGCTGTGAAGCAGATGATGCAATAGGTTACATGTGTCGTTATACTTTTAAAGATAAAAGAAAAGTTATAGTGTCATCAGATCATGACTATTATCAGCTACTAAATAAGGATACATTAATCTACTCACCAACACTTAAAGCATTTGTTAACAAGAAAACAGTACAGGAAAGATATAAAGTTTCAGCTGAGAATTTTTGCCTTGTCAAAAGCATTGCAGGAGATCAATCTGATAACATTCCTGGTGTACGTGGACTATCATATAAAACAATTGCAAAACTGTTACCAGAGACAACCTCGTCACAGGAATTAACCTTAGATGAATTCTTTGAAAAAGCAAAAGAAATTCATAATTTAAAGAATACAAAATCAACAGAAAGATTAGTATTTGGAGAAACTCTAGTTAGAAGAAACTGGAGGTTAGTCAGGTTAGATACTAATAATTTAAATTTACAACATATCAATAAAATTAATGCAATTTTTGAGAATGAAAAAGGTGTAAAAGATAAACTTGGCATGATAAGATATCTTATGAAATTAGGGATTAATTCTCTAAACATAGACGGGCTATATCTATCACTACAATCTCTAACGAGGTAAAAATTGAACGCGAGAATCATGCATACAGAATCTTATTTTTCACAGTACGGGAAAGACTTTCAAGAGAAGATCTTCCAGTGCTTATTAAACGATCATCGATGGGCTGCACAAATGCACGAGGTAATGACTCATGAATATTTTGAGTTAAGATATCTCAAGTATCTTTGTATGCGCTATTTCGAGTATCATCATAAATATAAAACATTTCCAACAATGTCGCTTCTAGTCACAATGATTAGAGATGAATTGAGGGAAGGTAACGATATCATTCTGAGAGATCAGATAGTTGAATACTTGCAACGTGCAAAACTTAACCCTAATCCAGGAGATTTAGATTATGTTAAGGAAAAATCTTTAGATTTTTGTAAAAAGCAAGCAATAAAGGCAGCTTTGGAAGAAGCAGTCACTTTAGTTGCCGCAGAAACTTATGAACCCATCATAAACATTATGAAAGAAGCAATAAGTTTAGGTAACAGCGATACGGTTGGGCATGACTTTTTTGAAGACTTTGAAGCCCGTTTCCAAAAAATATCTCGCGTAACATGCCCAACCGGCATCGCACATTTAGACAAGAAACAAATACTTAATGGCGGCTTAGCTAGAGGTGAGATTGGAGTTGTTGTGGCACCAACCGGTGTAGGAAAATCTCACTTTTTAGTTCACCTAGGCGCTGCTGCTCTCAAGGTAGGTAAAAATGTTTTGCATTATACTCTTGAATTAAGTGAGTCAGCTGTGGGCATTAGATATGACTCAAATCTTTGCAATATCCCTTCTAACGAAGTCATAGAAAATAAGGAGAAAATTAAAGAAAAATATGAGGAAAGTGAGTTTGGTCGCTTGATAATTAAAGAATACCCAACTGGATCAGCTTCAGTTATGACAATTAGAAATCATATTGAAAAGTTGTCCATGAAAGGGTTTGTACCTAGTGTTATATTGATTGATTATGCAGATATTATGCGATCAACGCGTCAATACGATTCACTTAGACATGAGCTTAAATTAATATATGAAGAGTTACGAAATCTAGCAGGGGAATTAAATGTACCAGTATGGACGGCTTCTCAATCAAATAAAGAAGGCTCAGAAAAAGAAGTAGTTGGTTTAACAAATATGGGTGAAAGTTACGCAAAAGCACAAGTTGCAGATGTTGTTTTAACATTATCAAGAAAAGAGACAGAGAAGAGCACAGGTATGGCGAGGTTGTTCGTAGCAAAGAACAGAGCCGGGCGTGACGGTCTTCTTTTTCCTGTAAAAATAGATACTGCCAAATCAAAATTGCAAGTTGTTGACGATTTAGGTGAACTTTCTATAGCTGACGCTGTACAATCATCAAACAAAAATACTAGGTCACTATTAAAATCAAAATGGAAAGAAATCACAGGGGAGTAAAAGATGGCAAAAACATATAGCATAGAACAAGCAAGAGAAGAGACATTAGAGTATTTTGATGGTGATGCATTGGCAACGAGCGTATTTTTAAATAAATACGCTTTGCAAGATAAAGAAGGCAACTATCTAGAGACTAATCCAGATATGATGCATAAAAGAATTGCTAAAGAAATGGCAAGAATTGAGAAAAAATATCCCAACCCCTTGTCTGAAGATGACATCTATAATCTTTTTAAAGATTTTAAATACATTGTTCCGCAAGGATCACCAATGAGTGGTATAGGTAATGAAGCAAAGATACAATCACTTTCAAACTGTTTTGTAGTGGAGGCACCTCATGATTCATATGCAGGAATTCTTAAGACAGATCAAGAGCTCGCTCAGATTGCTAAGCGAAGAGGTGGGATTGGGTTTGATATATCTACTATTAGACCTCGTGGGTTATCCACTGCAAACGCTGCAAAGACAACAGATGGTATTGAGATCTTTATGGAAAGATTCTCTAACACATGCCGTGAGGTTGCGCAGGGAGGAAGAAGAGGAGCATTAATGCTCACTATCTCTGTGCATCACCCGCAAGTCATGGATTTTATTAAAATTAAGTGTGATCTAACAAAAGTGACAGGTGCTAATATATCAGTAAGAGTTACAGACGAGTTTATGGAAGCAGTAAAGTTAGGTCAAAGATATCAACAAAGATGGCCGGTAGATTCTGTTGATCCAGAAATTGTTAACACTGATGTCTACGCAATTGAAGTTTGGAATGCATTAACTGAGGGTGCACATGCCTCTGCTGAACCAGGTATTTTATTCTGGGATACAGCAAAAAGAATGACTCCTGCTGATATATACGAACACGAAGGTTTTGGATCGGTTTCAACTAACCCATGCGGTGAGATAATATTATCACCCTACGATAGTTGTCGTTTAATGTTAATTAATCTAACTAGTTTTATAGAAAATCCCTGGTCTACAGAAGCAAAATTTGATTATGGAAAATTTGGATCAATTGTAGTAAAAGCACAAAGATTAATGGATGATATGATTGACTTGGAAATAGAACAGGTTGATAAGATACTGGCAAAGATAGAAGCTGATCCGGAACCTGATGAAGTAAAGTATTATGAAAGAAATCTTTGGAAGAGAATTAGAGATGTAGCACTAAAGGGTAGGAGAACCGGTCTAGGAATTACGGGATTGGGCGATGCACTAGCAATGTTAAGCATACAATACGGGTCTGACAAGTCAATTGAAACAGTTGAAGAAATTTATAAGTGGTTATCTATTAATTCTTACGAAACATCAATTAAGCTAGCCAAAGAGAGAGGATCTTTTCCTATATTTAATTATGCTTTAGAGGAAAATCATCCATTTCTAGATCGTGTTATCGGTCAAGCTGATGATCACATTAAGAAAATGTATAAAGCACATGGTCGTAGAAACATTGCAAATACAACGACTGCACCGGCAGGATCTGTATCTTGTCTAACACAGACAACAAGTGGTATTGAGCCGGCATTTATGCTATATTATAAGCGTCGTAAGAAAGTACAAGGTGACGAAGAGGTAACATTTATTGATGATGTAGGTGATAAGTGGACAGAATTTAATATCTATCATCACAAATTTAAAGAATATATGGATTGGTCAGGATTCTGGGGAGAACAAAATCTAGAGAATTGTATAGCAGATTCTCCTTACTATAGAGCCACAGCAAACGATATCGATTGGAGAGCAAAGGTTAAATTGCAAGCTGCAGCTCAAAAGTGGATCTGTCATGCAATATCTAACACAACAAATTTACCTGCTGATGTTAGTATATCAACAGTTCAAGATATTTATATGATGGGTTGGGAGCTTGGTTGTAAGGGCGTCACAGTATATCGAGATGGGTCAAGAAGTGGTGTTCTTGTGAGCGCTGATGACAAACCTGCGCAAGAATTTACACGTGATGACATGCCGTTTTCTGATGTTTCTGCACCTAAGCGCCCTGAAGAGTTGGATTGTGAAATACATCATGCTAATATTAAAGGTGAAAAGTGGACAATTCTCATAGGATTGCTTCAGGGTCGCCCATATGAAGTTATAGGAGGCCTTAGTCAATACGTAGAGATACCAAAGAAACATAAGTATGGTAAAATAAGGCGAAGACCAAGAAAGCTGGCCTTGTCCAAATACGACCTCTTTTGCGGTGAAGGTGAAGATGAATTTGCAATCAAAGATGTTGTTGCTGTATTTGACAATCCTAATCATAGCGGGTATACAAGATTTATTTCATTAAGTTTGCGACATGGTGCACCAATACAATATGTTGTTGAACAACTGCACAAAGACAAAGAAGCTGATATGTTTTCATTTTCAAAAGTTATTGCTAGATGTCTTAAAAAGTATATACCCGATGGTACTATTGGCGGTGACAAAGATTGTACTTCTTGTGGTGCCCAAGATTCTTTAGCGTATCAAGAAGGCTGTGTAACGTGCAAGTCTTGTGGGATGGGTAAGTGTGGCTAGTATTGACTAGTTTTAAAAATTTTATCAATAATAGGTAGTCTAACTCCCCAATTTATATGCTGGTCTTTACCCATGTGATGTTCATAGTGCCATGGTAACCACTTTTTGCCCCACTTAACGTTTAAGTGGGAAAGTCTATGCAAGAAGTAGTAAGATGATATTGACCATATTAGTATTCCGTAAAAGTACGGAAATAAAAAAATAACAGGAAAGTGAAGTATTAGAATTGATAGCAAAGAAACTATCTCAAACTTACTACTTATTAACCGATTATAGTTTTCATCATACATTTCATTCTTTCTTGATAGATTGTGATGCGTTTTAAAGTGATTTCGAAACACATTTTTAAATCTTTTTCTATCATGAAGAATGTATTTATGCGCAGCATATTCAAAAATGTGCCCGTACAACCAGCCTATTGCTAATTGAAAAAATATATTCACTTCAAGCTTTACCTCCTATTTATACTATATCATATGAAATAGCTATATTTCCCAACAGAGTGTATAAATTATGAAAATTTCTAGAAAAAATCTAAGATTAATGATTGAAGCGTATATAAAGCGATATGTTGCAGACGCACAAGGTGGCGCAATTAGGCAAGAACTGGTTGATGCTCCAGCAAGATTTGAAAGAAAATTTTTGCAAAAAGTGTATGAGAAATTTTATAATGAAAGACAAGTAGATCTGGTAAATCAAATGAGAATGAGAAATGGAATGGGAAGATTATCATATAGTGACAGGCAAGAATTTTTAAACTATATTAATGAATTAGACGGTAATACCCTTTACGATCTTCAGAGTAATGCTTATAAAATTGCTAGAAATCAAACAGAACGATATGTTAATGATCAAATGCAAGCAAATCCAAAAACAAGATCTGATTATCCAGGGCAAGGTACAAACCTTATTGACGCTACAAGAAGAAGTGAATTATATTTTACAGATAATGATTTTGACTTTATATATCCAGCCCCTGAAAATATACCTTTCCAAGATATCCAGAGAATTCCAATGTTAACTTCAAATGAATTAGAAGGTGTAGCGCCTGGTGCAATTCAATATCAACCAGGTCAACAAGGGATTGATATTGACACTTATGTTGATATGTTAGCTGCGCAACAAAGAGAAAAAACAGATCCAAAACAAGGAACAAGTATAATAAATACAGATATTGGTAGTTTAAAACGTCCTGTTAATTTTGTACCTGATCCTAATTTTGTATCTGAACCAATTGATAATGACATAGTAGATGATGATACATTAACCAGACCATAATCTTGTAAATCTCCTTTTAATAAAGTATTATTAACAAATAAAGGAGACATACATGAGATACAAATTTGATCGATCACCACTTATCAAGGAATTAGAGCTTCATAACAACCCAGTGACAATTAGGGTAAATAAATTCACAGAGGATAGTGCTGCTGAGTTTTCTAGAAAGATGGCAATGGCACACAATACCGGTCAAGATGTGATACCGGTAATTATTGATTCTTACGGCGGACAAGTATATTCACTCATGAGTATGATATCAGAAATTAAAAATTCTGAGCTACCGGTAGCAACAATAATTCAAGGTAAGGCAATGAGCTGCGGCGCTATTTTGTTTTCTTTCGGAACAGAAGGGCGAAGATATATGGATAAAAATGCAACTGTTATGATTCATGACGTATCAGCAGGTGCAATAGGAAAAATTGAAGAACTGAAAGCAAACTCTGAAGAAGCTAATAGATTAAATGAGCAAGTATTTAAAATGATGGCTCAGAATACTGGTAAATCAGACAAATATTTCCTTAAAAGAATCCATGAAAAAGGACATGCTGATTGGTATCTAACACCAGAAGAATGTAAAAAAATTAATTTGGCCAATTATTTACGAATTCCTGTCCTAAATATTAGAATAAAGGTAGAAATGGAGCTAGAATAATGGATAAAGATTTTTATAACTCATCATCATCAAGTAAACTAGGTTGGAAACCTGAAGATTTTGGATGTAATGATTTTGATGATGAACTGGTAAAAGCTATAAAGAAATTCCAAAAAAGCATAGGCATCAAGGCTGATGGATTATGTGGTCCTGGCACCTATAGACGCTTAATATCTAAGAAAGAGTCTGAGGCAGGAACTCATAGAAGATATCATTCTTCTGAGTCAGATAATAATCACATAATATGCAATGGTGTTCAAGTACCAGTCAATTGGAAAAAGGTTCTTACTTATGAAGACGTAGGAGGCCTCAAGCTATCTTCAGGTTACAGACGTTGTAATAGCTTTCGTGATGTAAAATATTTCGTTAACCACTGGGATGTGTGTCTTAATTCTGAAACATGTGTAAAGGTTCTTAGAAAAAGAGGCATATCTGTACATTTCTGCATTGATAATGATGGTACAATATACCAACTCATGGATGCTAATCATATAGCATATCATGCAGGTGGATCAAAATGGAATGCTGCATCAGTAGGTGTTGAGATATCAAATGCATATTATCCCAAATATCAGAACTGGTATAAGAAAAATGGTTATGGTGAAAGGCCAATCTGGAAAGATAAGCGCGTCCATGGTGGAAAATTAGGTGACTTTTTAGGTTTTTATGATGTACAGTTAGAGGCAGCTAAAGCACTTTGGCAAGCTATAGGAAGCTTTTATAAAATACCTCTAGAAGGGCCTAAAGTAGCAGATGGCGTAGACCCAGATTCAGTTAAATGCAATTTTAGAGGAATTATCAACCACTACAATCTTAAAAAGTCTAAAATTGATTGTGCAGGATTAGATATTGATGAACTGCTGAAAGACATAAAATAGTATTTAACATTAAAAAAACTAACTTTACAATATAATTATATCTATCACTTTTAAGTGTAAGTATAGTCTAGTATAGTAGAGTTAGTTTAGTTTATGTCGGCAGTTCGTATTGTAGAGTCTTCGGGTAGTCTCGGAGCATTACAGATATCAGATGGTAGCGGAGGCTTCGTTTCAGGCAGTTTAACTGCTGGATCCAATGTGACTATAACTGACGCAGGAAATGGAAGCTTTACTATAGCAGCATCAACAACTGGTGGGTCGACAATAGGTACAGCAGGTGATAGTGATTATTCTGATGGCTTATTCACTGACTTTACTACAAATACAACAATTGGCGATGCAATTGATCGCTTTAATGAGGTTTTAAAAGCTTTAGCACCTGCACCTGCACCTGACTTAGATGATATTGATTCGCTTAATACAGGATTAGGTCCGCTGTCAATGTCATTTGGAAGCTCCAATAATCAATCGTCAGCTACACCCGCGTATATAAGCGTGGGAGGTAGTGCAGGAATTAGTGCTGCTGTTGATGTCAATGGTTCTTATGCAGTTGTTACTAGCAGTAATAATATACGACTTGGTATTTTTAATGGTACGACACATATAAGCGGTGTCTTAAATCCTGATGTTTCATCAAATAGCCAGGGTAACAGTATACAAAATTATCCTAATTTCTCTTTTGGTGATGGAGATTCAGGTACGTTATATTTAGATATTAATGGAACCGGTTCTTTTAGTATAAATTTAACGTCAGCATTGATAGGTAGTGGTACTTCTGGTTTAGGTACTGGCTCATATTCAGATCATAATGGATCAGGATTTAATTTCTTTTCTACACCAGCAACAGGTACATTTTCAAACGGAAATTCTTTTAATTCTTTTAAACATAGAACAGGTCAGTATGTTGTTGCTGCTAGTAGTCAAAGAAGAGGCTGGAACTATGCTAGAGTAAGACATGTCATCGGGGATTCAACAAAGACCACCAATTATATTGAGTGGGTTAATGATGACAATAACGATGCATTAGCTGCAGCTGGTAATTCACTTACTTATGAAGGTAGCGGAAGCATACATCTATCAGGTATTGAATATTTTAGAAGTGGTTCAGCAATCTATAAAGTTAGAGCTTCTAATGTCTACAAATATATTTTTGATGGTAACGATATATCGTTTACTACAAGCAAATCCGGTACTAGATCTAATGTTACTTTTACTATTCCTGATCAAGGAAAACCACTAATAGGGGGTAGTGAAGATCACACGAAAGTGTTACACATAACAGGATCTACTAACGTCACAGCAGATTACCTTTTAGGAGGATCAATAACAGCAGGTGTTAATGTATCCCATCCTCGTAAGTCTAATTTATCAAATGCTGGTCAAAGTACAGAAAGTAATATTCTACAATATAATTTAACTGATAATTCTGACGAACAAACAGAGACATTTAGAGGTGAAAGCTTTAGAATAGTAAGTGGTGCTTATGATACACAAAGCTCATTAGCACATAATAGTAACAAGTGGGATAGTCAAGTTTATATGACTGCATCAAATGGCGGCCATTCAAACGGACTTCAATTTTATAGGGATAGGTTGTACTCACCCCTATCTACTTTAAATAGCGGTAATTTCTCATCAATAAGCAACGGACCGCCAGATAATCCAAATTATTCAAGCCAGTCAGGTCAAAGAACATTTTATAGATGGTTTAAGAATGAAACAGGTTCAACTAAGTATGACTTAACTATAGCTATTAACGGTTCCGGAACGATTGTTTCAGCAGCAACAGGACTAAGTACTGCTAATATTAGAGTTTTTGTTAAATTTCCTAGTGATGGAACTAGAGAGACTGGATGGTTAGATTTAGCTACAGAATTTGTCTTAGATTCTTATGCAGATAATAATGGAGCCCATACTGCAAACGGTTCACTAAGCTTTGATAGTAGTTTAAATGCAACTAACTATGTTACATTAGGCACAGTTGGGATAGGCGACGATGAGTATATAGGTTTAAGGATTGAAGCAGGTACACAATGGACCGGTTATATTGATGATATAACAGTAACTTTTGGTGCCGGCACAGGAACAATTGCAGCTATACCTAATTTAGATGATATTGATTGTAATGTTGATGGGACTGATTGTAATATATCTTTTGGTTCATCAAAGACAATATCAGGATATGCTAGTGTAGGAACAGCTGCAGGATTTTCTGCTGTAGATATAAACGGTTTATACGAAACTGATAGTAATTCTAATAACTTGAGAAGATCTGTTTTTGCAAAAGATACTCATATCATTGGTGACTTAAATGAAGATGTTTCAGTTAATAACAATGGTTCGCACAAAAACCATGTTGCAAATTCATTTTCTGATGCTAATAGTGGTTCACTTAAATTAGAAGTAAATGGATCATTTGTTCACGCAGTAGAAATTACCGGATCATATAATCTTGTTGGATCTGGTGTTCCTGGATCAGGTGGAGG